AAGGAACTCATTTAAACATCTCTCAATAAAGTGGTATATAAAACTTCATATGGGTCTATTTCAAATTGCACAACTGAAAAAACTCTTGTATTTATAGTAACTGTGTTTCCTGTATGCATTTCTTGTACTAAATCAACAGCAGGTATCATTCCAATTGAGTCAGTGGGTTGTATTTCATCAGAAAAAGACAATTTACTTACATCATCTTGTGAAAATGCATCCAAAATAACTCTTACATCGTCAGTTACCACTACTGGAGTATCAAAACCATTGTCAGTAGTAACAGAGTATACACCAGCTTTAACAGCTTCATTAAGCACTGTAAAAACGGTTTCTACTCCACTCACAAATGATTGCTTAATTCCCATTTTATGCCCTAACCAATCTTACAATTCCAGCTCCACCTAATTGTGTCAAATCTGATAATATTTTCCATACTTTTTCTGGAATTGTTTTTTTGGCAGTAGAATCAATATCTCCACTGTCTGATTTTATCATAAGTGATCCTGCTTTAATCTGTTCAAGTCCTGCAAGATCACTGTCTTTAGTTCTGTCTTCTGAAATAGAAGATAAGGCTAATTCAAAAACTGCTGTTTTTACATCATTTGGTATTACATCAGAATCAATTTCAGTTCCATCAGGACGAAGTGCTCCTGTTCTAGGCCATTGCATTGATTGTGTTGTAGCAGTTTTATTCCCCTTCCAAGTAGTATACCAATCTAACATTTGAGAAGCTAACATTAGAGATTCACTTTTTTCTGCCCAAGAATCCCAAGAAGAAACATGTGATCTGTCTAAAAAATATGCTTCACCTTCCGCTAAACTTACATAAGAATTGGCATCAACTGCACCTGGTGTAGCTATTAAAGCCATGAGTTACCCTTTTTTAATTTTACTTCTATTTTTCTTTTTTTCTTTTTTTGATTCGTCAACTTTTATATCAGCTTTAGCCTCAGCTTTAGCCTCAGCTTTAACATCAGTTGAATAAACTTTTTCTTTTTTCTTTTTCTTAATGGGTTCTTTTGACCAACCAGCATCTTCCATAATTGGTACTTGATGCATATCTGCCTTTATTTCTGATCCATTTTCATGATACATTTTAATCATTTTACATCTCCTTCTGTTTTTAGCTCCCATCATAAAGACAGGAGCTAATTACGTTTTAATAATTCAATTATGAAGTTTGTTCACCAAGTAAAGTAATTCTACGAGGATCAAGTGCAAAAGCTCCACAAAGAAGATCAAGAGACATGGTGGTTGTTTTTGTAGAAATATTGTACGCTTTTACAACACGAATACTTATACCATTATTTGACATAGTTGCAGCAGTTTCAGATTCAGGATTATCAAGCATTGGAAATGCAACAGCAAGAGATTTTTCATCAAATATTGCACCATGATAATAATGATCTTTGCCAGAACCAACAACAGTAACAGCAGCATCATCAGGAATAATTTCAGTAATAGGATCAACAAGTTCAATAGAAACTGTAGCAGTTGTATCACCAATAAGAGTTTTGACTATTAAAGGTCTACGAACTCCAGCAATTGCAAGTCTGTCCCCAACGGCAAGAGATCTGGAGGCAGTCTGATCATCAACAGTAAGAGCAGTATCACCAATACGATTTTTTTCACCAGAAGCATTGTTAGTAACACAAATAGCATCACCACAATCAAATGCAGTAGAATTTGTTGGAAATGCAAGAGATGAGAAGAAATCCATACCCATTACACGACCCATTGTGCCTGATCTTAATGTATTTTCTCCATCAACACCTCTATTCTGAGACTGATTAAACCAAGCCTGTCCAAGTAGAATTGCTTCAAGATCAAGATCGAGTAAACAAAATCTATCAGTAGATAATTGCTGTAAAGTAGCAGCTTTTCTTGCTAAAGCAACATCAGCAGAAGTTGCAAAAAGTGCACCTGTTCCAGCAAGATACAATCCAGCAGCTTCAAGGATTTTTGTTCCAATGTAAGTATCAACAGTTTCAGCAAGTTTGTATGCAGCAGGTCGAATCACTTGCTCGGAAAAAGAATCCAAATCAAGGGATTCTTCTCTTGAAGTAACTTGAACAGAAACATCATAATGTTTTTCAATTGATAGGCTTCTGCTTGAATTACCAATATCCTGTACTGCAATGGTGTCACCACCAACACTATCAAAAGTGTCAACAGCATATTCACTATTAGTTCTAAAACTAACAGCATCGCCAACTTTCCATCCATTTGCTTTGTTTGTAAATTCACTTGTTTTGTCTTTTGCACAAAGAGGTGCAATAACAAGCGCATCCTCCAGGTGGGTAAGAGCTTCTGCGGCTATGACACTAGGCGCATCCCAAATATTACTCATCTTAAAGTCCCCCATATAATTAGTTTTTATTCTCTTTCACCAACTATATAATTAAGGGTCGGTGAAAATTAGTTTATCTCTTCTCCGACCCTCAAGGTCTTTAAAATGTGTTTCTCAGAAACACCCTTGTTACATTTATACTACATTAAACTACATTGCTTCCTCTTTGTCAAGAGAAAAGTTTATTTTTTAGCTTTTTTTGCTTTTAACCTTCTATATTCAGCCATATTGCCTTTTTTAGCAGCAGCAGTAATTGCAGCATCTAACTCACTTTTCCCGCCTTTCCCACTAAAAGCCCCCGCACTTTCTGATTGAGGAAAGTAATGAGGTGCTGTTTCTTTAAATCCATTAATCCAAAGCTTAGCTGTCAATACATGATCGTCAGAAGTTTTAACAAGTTTGTTATCTTTATCTCTTGCTTCTATACCCTCTTTTTCATCAAGAGAAAATACATTAAGTCCATGCATAAGAACATCAGCAAGCGCTTCTTTACGAACACCTTCATGTAAAGCCACCGCACGCAAATTATCTTCAATCATTTTTTTCTCATACATATTTTTATACAATTTGCTTGAATTTTGTGTTTCATTTAATTGTTTAGTAAGTTCACCTACAGCAGCTTCATGATCAGATCGCATTTGGGAAGTTTTCTTTTCAATAATTTCATCCACCTTGCCATCTTTAATCATTTGTGCGTACTCATTTTCTTCCAAAAATTTTAATGCTTCTTTTGCTTTTTCTGGGTCAACATTTTCAAAATTCTTTAAAACTTCCTGAATTTTTCTTTTCTCAGAAATAAGTTCTTCATTCTTTCCTTTTAATCCTGTTGTTGCTTTGTTTGTCGCCTCTTCAATCTTTGCTTCAATAGATGCATTAATTTCTGCAATTGTTGAGTTATGCGCTTCTTCTACCTGTGTTCGTATAGAGTCATCCTCTATAAATTTAAAATCTGGCATGTTTGTTTCTCCTCAAGAGATTAAGAGTTCTCAGAACTCTCGGTTTTTGTTTTGATACTATCTTCAATAATATCTTCATCTTCAATAATATCTTCATCTTCAATAATATCTTCATCGTCAGGATCATCACTTTGATTAATCCCTAATTTTTTATTCAACTCAGTTGTTCTTTTTAAATCTTCATCAGCTTGTTCATTTTTCAAAGCTCTATCTGCTTCTAATAATTCTAAATAGTCTTTATACCCTATTGTTTGATCAAGTAAACCAGAAGTAACAAGATATCTATGAATAACAGTTAAAGGAATAACCCCACTATCACCAAATCCAGTAATTATTTCTTTTAATACGGAAGAATCTGGAATACCTTGAGTTAAAGCAGTAGGAGCATCTAATATAACTTCATCTTCATTATAACCACCCCATTTGCACATTAACACTAACCCTTGTTTAATTGCATTTAAGGCTGAAAGATAAACTGAATAAATAGAAGCTGATTGAGTGCTTTGTCTAATTCTTAATGCTTCTGCTGCTTCTACTCCTTTTCTGGCATCCAATATAGCAACACCATGTCTAATTGCTTCATCATACAAATCAGAAGTATGACTTTTTACATGTTGTAATGCTGCTGTATCAGTTTTTGTATAAAACACTCTTGCTTGGTCATTTGGAATAACCATCATCACCGAAGAACCAACCACATTGGGTAAATCATCATCATTTGAAGCACCAACCAATACAAGTGTGGGGTTGCATGATAAAAACTCTGAATTGGCTAAATCCGCTTCTTTTCTGTATATCTGTACAGAACAATTAGCAACTGCAACTAAAGGAATTGGTTGCAAATCAAAACTGTTGTTAATTGAACCTGCCATTAATAAAGGAACCTCACTTAATTTTTTTCCACGCAAATTAGGAGATAAATTAAAATCTTCTAATTCTATGTCTCCTTCATATAACTGTGTTACATAATTTCCATCAGCATCTAAAGATAAAATTCTATATGCATCATTTGTTTCATGAGAAAAAATATCATCTGTGGCAGGGATAGATTCTTCTAATACTGCAAGAGTTAAAGCTTTTTCTGATTCAATAACTGAAG